GAAGTGGCTTCTGAAGCCGCTTCAGGAGCGACTTTAGGGAACATCTTTCCGAAAAATCCCATAGCTTTCTGTGATGTATGATACAATCCACGAGTTCTAAGATTAGTGTTAGCAGTAACTCTGCCCTGCTCATCTGTTAAGAAGTCACCATCATATATATCCTGAACATACTTACCAGCTTGCTCGGTTATAGAATTTCCGTTAGTTCTCCTACCCTCTTCCTCAGTCTTGGTTGCATCTTTTACCATACCACCAATTGAAGTCTTAATACCATCTAGAACTGACATAAGAGGACCTTGAATATGTTCCCATATCTTTATACCAAGTTCACCAATACCTTTAACAATATCAATGACACCAGGCATTTTAGTCAATAACCAACCACCTAATGCGAGTAATCCAGTTGTAACTATACCTTTATTCGAAAATATACTTGACCACATACTTGAGAAACCATCTACTGATTTCTTTGTTTCAATAGTAGCATCTGCACCAGCTCGGGTTGCTGCTAATTGCTCTTCTCTAAACTTAGCTTCCTGTCTATCTTTAATCTGTTCAGCAGTAGTGTAGTTTCTATCGTTAGATAATTCTAAGCTATCATTTCTCTTATCATCGAGAACTGCCATTTTAGCTGCTTTCATCTCTTCGATTTCAGCATCACTATTCTTACCAGTTGATGCCTTGACTCTAAGGGTTGCGATTCTCGATGCTCTGGCTTCATCTGCCTGTGTTTCAGCATCATCACCTGACTTATCATTTATACCAAATGCTGCTGCAACATCGCCTGGTCTTAATCCACCACTAACAAGTTTTCGTGTCTTATCATGTGGTAATACCTTAGTATTTCCGTCTTCATCCTTATGTAATAACTCTGGACCTAATTCACCAACAAGTGATAATCCAGTGCCGAGCATACCTCCTAAGAAGTGGTTCTCAACATGACCAGCACCACCAAACTTATCAATGTATTTTGCATATTTTCTAGGGTTATTCTTTCTCAACCACTCGAGAGCTTCATCAGTGGAATCAAACTTCCTTCCACCTGTCCAGCGTCGTATGAAATCTTCTTTTCCACTATCTACAAAGAATCCTTTGAAACCATTCGCTATATTTTTTCTAGTATTGCTGAGTAAGTCATTCTTAGCGAAATCCTTAATAGCTTTACCCATCAATCCCATCTGACCGAACCAGCCAGTGTTTGATTTCACATGGTCGTCTGCAATATCTTCATCAGCACCAGTTTCTCTACTGGTTTCTAAAAGTTTCTCATACCAACTGAGATTATTCCATCTTTCTCTCTCTTTAGCAGCAGCTTCCTTTTCTTCTTTCTCTTTTCTTTCCTTCTCAGCTGCTTCTTTCTTTTCAGCCTTATCACCTTCACCAGTAAATGATTCAAATCCGGAACCAGCTTCACCACGAGCAACTGTTTCAGTAGATTTATCAATGCTGTGAAGGAGTTGTAAAATTCTACCTTTCCATGATAATTTTGTGCCTGGTCTAGCGAGTTTATCTGCTGGTATATCATCACCATCAGAACCTTCCTTCTTAATTCTAGCTTCTTTATTATGGGTGTCAACACTTTCCCCATCAAGTTGTCTAAGTACACTAGGTTTATGTCGACGTAACCACTCTCTTGCAGCATCAGTATCATCACCGAACTGACCTTTGGTTGCTCTTGCTATAATTTTAGCATTTTTATCATGGATTTTATTTTGTTTACGTTCTTCTTTAATTTCAGCCTGGGTTTCACGATATTCCCTCTGGTTACGACGAATCTTTTGAATGATGCTATCATCATCTCTACCATAACCTTCCCACCATGTTTTCCAATCCTGAAATGCCCCTGTACTCTTAATCTTATCACCAACTGCACGAGTTGCATCACGAACACCGGTGAGAGCTTTACTGTTCCATACTTTAGATGCTGCATCTTTTACTAACCCAGCACCAAATTTAATAGCTGTAAATGGGGCTTTTATTAAATGGAATACTCCTTTAAATAAGCCTTTGATACCTGAAAGGACAGCATGTCTAATATCCTTACCAAGACCTCTTATGAATTTAACTATTGGCATATTACCAATGAGCTTCTTAAGATTTAATGCTTTAAGTACTGATGTTATTAGAACACCAGGTGCAGACATAATGAACTTTGTATTTCTCCACAAGAAGCCAGTTGCCATTGTCATTGCTTTACCAACAACACTTGTTACTGGTGATATGGCTTTAAAAAATAATTTCTTTGTAGTAGCAAATATATCAGTAGTGAATCCTTTGACTGCATTCCACTTATCTGCAATGAATTGACCAATACTACCAGCAATAGATTCAGCTAAGAATGTAAATGGTGCTAACATTCTATGCTTAACAGTTGCCATGAAATCTTTTGCTATAAATTTAACCTGCGTACTCATAGGTTTGATGATATTAGCATTTACATAATTACCAACAATACCAAACAAACCTTGTTTCTTAACTTTAGTACCATCTGCTAATGTTAATCCGTCTTCTTTACCGAATAGGAATTCTCTAAGTGTACCCTTTGCTGCTTTAGCAGATAACGCTAATCCTGCTAATGCTCCAAATAATGGACCACCTAACATTAATCCGATAAGACCACCTGTTCCCATTCCGACTGCACCAGCACCTAAGAACTTCATACCGGATGGTCCAATCATGGACTCAGTTTCTTTTTTACTCTTTCCTTTAAATGCTTGAGTAAATCTATATTGAATAGATTTAATTAAGCCCATCTTTCCTTTTTCTTCATCACCAAAAAGGAATTCTTTGAATGTCTGTGATTTCAATACATAACCACTTGCCATACCCATTAAGGCACCAGCAACTGGACCACCGACAAGAGTACCTAACAAACCACCACCAGTAATGGCACCACCGATACCACCGATAGCAGCAGAGCCTATCATATACTCTTTATTATTTTTGAAGTACTTTTGAACATTACTGCTTATTAAACCACCAGCACGCTCACCAGTTTCTTCATCTTTTTTACCAAATAACCAATTCTGAAATTTCTCACTTCTGGATGCTAATCCTATAGCAGCACCTATTCCAATACCACCAATTGGACCACCTATGAGTGAACCTAATATACCACCACCGATACCAACTATACCGCCAGCAGCAGCACCGTATGTCATATTAGGGACCGAATTTTTTACATAGTCCATTGCTTTCTTGGTATGTTCTTTTCTAAGGTTTTCCGCATTCGGGTCATCTGAATCTATACCAAAAAAAGCATCTTTCCATGCATTTACACCACTTAAAAGACCACTTTTGATTGTATCAAATAATCCATCTGATTCTTTTACATACTCACCATTTTCATTCTTCTTCTTACCAAAGATTTTCATCATAATACCATCTTTGATATTATTTCCGATATTCCTTAATGCTCCGAATACTGAATTCTGGTTTGCTTCATGTTTAACTCCAGATGTATCTGTGTATTCTTTTCCAGTGATGTGCCATTTAATAGTATTACTTAAATCTGTGAAATTATTAGCTAAGTCACTAAATATTCCACCCTTTCTAGCACCGTTCTCGTTTTTCTCACCAAACAGTTTAAGTTTAGCAACTTCACCTAAATGGGAAAGATTATTAGTCAATGAATTGACTATACCTGATGCAAGATTTTGTATAGCTGCTCTAGTATCAGTAAGTGATGTCTTAAAGAAGTTTGCAAAGCCATTTGTAACTTTAGCATACATTGAGACTTTTTCACTCTCTGCAGCATTTAATGCATTAGTGTGTCCAGCATTACTTTGTTTACTGACAGTATGTCGAGTAGAACTATTCTCTTTACCCCATTTCATAATGTTGTATATAGTTTCATCTATATCTGCATTATCTTTAAATAGGGAATCCTGTATATTGTAATCTGATGCATTTTCCTGTATACGCTTAACAGCTTCTTTATACGCAACTGTACCATTTATGAGTGATAAATTAGCGGTATCAAATGACCTCTTATCTACTGAATGCATGCTTATAAGATACTTCTTTAAGTCAGCACGCATCTGGCTACTTGCACCACTATTACTAACAAGCTCAAGTAATACAGGAAGTTCTACTTTTTTACCACTCTTAATAAGGTCGTAAAATAATTCCTGTATAGTGTTTCTAACTTCAGCTTTATCTTCTTCCTTCTCATACTTATCTGCAAATCGGTCCAAACTCTTTCCAAAGTTTTGACTGTTGAATGCATTGCTTATCGCATTTACAATCTCATCTGTGATATTTCTAGATGCTCCAGATTTATTAGTCCAACTATTAGTAGCATAAGAGAAAAATCTTCTATTATCAGATGCTTCTTTATCTGCATTAGGATTAACATTTTTTGCTAATATTGATAAATATGCGGTCTGTCTACTAAGCTCAGTAGTTATTACATGAGTAATAGCGTGCTTAGTCTCAGCATCGAATGGAATAGGTCCCTTATCAATTCTAGATTTATCGAAACTACTTTTTCTAGATAAATCTAATCCGAATATTTTACCAAAATATCTAGCAAATAGACTATTTGAATTCTGCATGTCTGTGATAGACATCATTGCTTTAGGAATAGCATTTGAAAAAGCTTCTTCAAATCCCTTAAGTGTATCTGTAACCATTTTAGGAATAGCTGATGTAAGAATCATCTTACTTGCCATACCCACTGGATTAGATACTAATGCATCCATCATCTGGTCATTATCAAGTACCATTTTTAACATTGACAAGTTAGGGTCATCTTTGACAGTCTTTTTCAAGTTCTGTTTAATAAGACTCTTATACTTATCAAAATTAATACCACCAGTACCTTTATTAGCAAATATATCATTAATTTCAACTTTTGATTTTGAATTACTATTTGCTGCGGCATCTTGTGCTGAACCTATCTTACTATAGTAAGTCATAGATGCCTCTATAAACTTACTCATGTTCTCATTATTATATTCAACGAGTGCAGCCAAGCTACTATTGATATTACTCAGCTGACCTATTACTTCATTATGTTGATTTGATGAGAGATTCATCATTGTTGCATTAGCTGCAAGGATAGCATCCATACTAGCTTTCTGCATTTTAACATTGGCTACTGTGGAAGTTTCCATCTGTGATGATAGCTTCATCACCGCATCAACTGTACCACTTTCGTCCATGTTTATGTTTATATCTTCTCCACCAGCATCACCAAAACTAAATCCGCTATCAAAATCGTCCATTCCCATGGATTTACTGATAGCGTTTCCTTCTCTCTGTTTATTATTGAGATTACCTGTTCTGATGTCTGATAAAGCATTTTTGTATGCTCTATTGGCATACTGCATATAGCGATTATCGTTAAGGGCTCGCATTATACGAGAGGCTGACATATTACCTTTTCGTATATCCTTAACCAATCCAACAGTCGCATTACTTACAGTAGAAGTTGTTTGGTATAAATTTGGAGTTATATCTTTTAAAACTTCTTTTGTTGTAATACCTAAGCTTCTCATAGCATTTTGTATCCACTTCGGTGAGAATCCATTACGTGGTCTCACGGTAGTGGGCTTATGCCTAGGACTTGCCATAATAATACTCCTTTCGCTTAATATTATTGCGAAATACGCTTAGGGTATTGTTTTTTAGGGTAAAAGAATAGGTATACTAGTATCAAACTAGTATACCTATAATTTATAATTAGAATCACTAACACTACTCTTTTGTTTTTTTTGAATCATGTGTGTTGAGTATATTAAAGTACATTGCACCTAACACAAACCTATCCTTAGATATCTGTCTACGTGGATATGTTACATGTGTTATACCAAGTTCTCCTGCTAAACCAGTTGCTTTCTTACAACCTTCAGCTACTTTGTTTATAAATACACTAGCCTTCGATTCATCGTATATTAGGCAAGCAGAAAATACTCGTACGACGATAACATTATTTTCTACAGGTGTTATATAAAACTCTTCCAACGCTGGTTTTGCCTCAACTGCGTCGACTCCTTTCCACCCATTAGTACTAACAGCATTTTTAAATTCTTTGTACATCTTAGAATCAAGATCTCTCAACTTCTTTAGAGTATCTTCAAAATCGATACCAATATTATTTTTAAGTATTTTGAGTGCTGACTCTTGAGATATTTCTTTACTATTTCCTTTATTGTAATGAGTCATTACTCTCTCTTTCTCATTACCCATAAATGCAGTTTTGATCTTATCGATAATACCCTCTGTGAGTAATTCAGGGACGTACAGAATCTAGAGAATCAATAAATGATACCATGCTTTCTGTATAAGCCCTTTCTTCTTTATATCTTGAATCATCCATATTAATATCTTCAACACTATCTATCATGTTATCGAAATCAAATGATTCGTTAGTTGGTGCTCCAACTACATCCTCTTTTGTATCCGATACTTTATCAGAATTATATGGTTCAAGGTCTTCAGCAAATTTCTGTAAGCTTGCGAGAAGTTCATCATGAATCTCCTGTAAATCCTCTCTATCTGGCTTATCTACATTCTTAGGATTTACATCGAGATATGTACAACCATCAACTTCTCTTATATGCCAGCCTTCAGGTGGTGTAGGTAATGTATATGGACCATCAAACATTATTCTTGCTGTTGAATATGTCTTTCCATAATATACACCATCTTTATCTCTGTCATTCTTTTTTCTTTCATCTACATAACCAGGAGACGCATATTTAACTTTATAACCTTTCTTGTTAAATATGTCAACTATTGGCTTAATTTCTTCTGAGATATTCCTCTTAGCTTCTAAAATCATAGCAGCTTCTGTAAGAGCATCTTTCCTATCTTCTAAGCTATCTTCAACTTCTTTGAGTTCTTTGGTTGCTTTACTAAGTACAGTACCCCAACCTCTCATTCTCTTCTCATTTTCAGCATTAGAATCTCTCATGTAATCTGCTTCAGCTTCATCATATTTACGCTGTGCATCTGCAACCCTTGCTCTGTACTCATCCAATCTCTTAATTTCAAGATTAACTGATTTGAGCTCTGGATTAACTTCTTCGTCATCTGATTCTGTAAAGAGATATCCATATATTGATTCATGTAGAGAAGATTCTGTCTTAACAGTCTTCTCATTATCAACTGGAGCATCTTTCTTAACTTCTTCTGGAGCAACACTCTTCTGTGTTGCTACTGCTACCTTATCATCCTTCTTCTCATTCTTACCTGCACCCAGAATAACTCTGAATGTAGCGTATAATCCAATCATATCAGGAGATTTAGAATCTGCTGGCTGAAGCTTAAATGATACTTCATCCATCACATTTAATTTCTTTATCTCCGTAAGCATTTTCTTAAGATATGAACTAGCTGCACCTTTTTCTGTATAAGATGCTTTATTATCATTTTCTTTATGTCTGAATGGGAATACTATCATAGTACCACTTACATATGTCATGATATATCTATTACCCACTCTTGTATATGTAACTTTAGGTTCACCGCTGCTCTTGAATGATATCTTACTTATTTTATTCTTTGTAACAGTATCAACATCATTTCCGAACTTAGAATAAACATTACCTATTAGTGTTGATACTTTCGTACCACCTTTCATCAATTCCTTGATTCTTTCAGCAGAACCTTCTACATTTTTAGTTACTTCTGTTAATGAAACAACAGTCTCTTTTTTAAACAGGGAAACTACCGATGTGTATACTGTATCAGTAAACTTATTACCATCGGATTCCAAGTATAATTCATTATTGATATCCATTTTACCAATATCCTTTCAATGTGTTATTTCTTCTTACGAGTTGTAGCTTTTTTTGTTGTTGATGATGGTTTCTTTCTTGTTGTTTTCTTTACAGGAACAACAGGCTCATCGTCATCATCATCATAATCATCATCGGACATCTCTTCTTTTGAATTCGGTAATGTATGTATCTCTTCCATGAGCTTAGCTACAAATGTATTACCGTTTTCACGCAAATAGGTTTCATATTGATGTTCGACAATTGATAATATGTGAAAATCAATATAACCATCAGTTGTTGCAGTCTTATGTATACCTGCAATGTATGCCTTAATACTCTCCCTGTCAGACTCAATCAATCGATTTGTCTTAGCTGTTAAATCTGACAGGTTATTGCCAACTTTTTCTATATTTAGATTATATTCATTAAGTTTGGCTTCTAGTACTGCATCAGCATTGTTACTTTCCTGCATATTAGTTTCTAACCTATTAGTCATATTACACATATCCGTTGTAATATCTCGTATAGTGTTACTATACTTCGTATCAAGGTCGGTAACTTTGTTCTCGACATTTGATATTTTTAAAGTTAGTTCTTTGAGCGTATTGTTTGTTTCTTCGATAGATGCTTGAATTTTTTTGGTTGTTTCTCTAGCAGCTATACGCTCTTCAGCCTGATCATCTATAGTCTTGCGAAATCCTTTGAAATACTTATACCCTAATATCAATATTGATATTAGTGCACCGACTATAAGTAAACCTGTTCCAAATCCAATACCATCTAAGAAGTCTACCATTTTAGGATGCATATAATTATCCCCTTTCTATGTGTTTGATATTAAGAGTTTGTTTTTAATATAAGACATACCATTAGTGTTTTAGTTATATAATATATTTTTGTATGATGAAAGCAGATCATACAACCCATGGTTTCCATTCGCCAGTGGAATACCTTTTTGGTTACCTAGAAAGAGTGTTGACGACTCTCACCACATGAAATAGTTAATCTATTCTAGGTAACCAATAAATATCTTTTAATAATATATGACTTTAATATAACTAATTTTTTTATATGAAAGGATGAAATAATCATGGTAAAAAGTTTAATACAGAAGATGCGTGAAGGGTTAGTAATAACCAAAGATAATAAGATTACTGTTGGGTCTATTAAGAGTACTAAAACTAGTGTACCAAACAATACTTATGAAACACTATATACTACTGACGTTAATACGCCTACAATAGTTAGTGATATATATATCATTACGGACCAATCAATGGCTGGCGTACAACAACTAGTGTTTGATATCGTGATAGATGGTGTTAGTCACGAAATCAATCCAGTATTTATACCCACTCAAGGTATACTTACCGTAGATACTAGTAATTCAGGTAGAACGTTCTTTATTTATAATTTCACAACTCCGATATTGGTAAAAAATAGTATACAAATTAAGGGAAAGGTTATTACCGCTGGCTCGCTGAATCCATCGAAAATTGTTGGTAATATCACATTAATATCAGGATATTATGATGAATAAAAGTCGAATAGCTAAAGTTAAAGGTAAGCTATATGATATTCATACTAATAACAAGAGTTTCTTAAAAGTTGCTAAGGACTTACAAACAGTTGGGATTAATAATGCGTTATTTATGTTAGAGATTAAAGACCCATCTGTCCTTAGTATTGACCCATATCAGTGTGATAAAGATGGGCATACAACATTAAGTAGAGATCAGATTAGTAGAGTAATGACAGAGTGTGCTAGAAACCCTTGGTATTTCTTACGAGAAATCGTAAGAATACCTGACCAAGGTGGTACTGCTGTCCCATATAGAGCTAACCGTGGAAATATTGCACAAGCTTTTTGTATCTGGAAAGGTTATGACTCATGGCTATGTCTACCAAGACAGCAGGGTAAAACCATTTCAGCTATAGCATTCTTAGCTTGGGCATATATATTTGGTACAACAAACTCCACCTTTATTTTTTTAAATAAAGATGGTGATAATTCTAAACTGAACCTTCAACGTTTAAGAGATATAGTTGACCTATTACCAGAATACATGAGATGTGATTCTATAATGTCAGATGAAGGTGTTGTAACTAAAGCAAAAAAGAATGCAACAACATTGAAGAATCCAGTAAATAGTAATACTGTTGTAACTAAAGCAAAAGCTACATCATACGACTCAGCATTATCAATTGCTCGAGGTATGACTGCTCCAATCATGTTTTCCGATTGACAGAATATATAGTAAATAGGATTCTATATGCCACACATGGTGAGTCGGAATAAAACCTCTCTAATTGCGGGGAACTCTCAATAGGATATAACTACTAAATTATTATAGTGATATAATAATGGCAATGGGTAACTCCAAAGGTATAGTAAAAAGGTTATGTACTGAGACAATCGACGCAGCAAAGTATCTGATATCAGATATGGGTTCAACGACTAGGGAAAGGCTAGTAAATAGTTACTAGAACCGAGTAGGTCCAATAATAGGACGAAATGTAGGATGAAACAATCCGAAACGGGAGGCTCCCATGAGAATGGGATGAAGATATAGTCTAATCTATATAGTGATATATAGCTAATATAATGGAACCAGAATTTACACCGCATATTAAAACAATAATAGCAAACTCAGTTTCTACATATGAAACAGCTGCAGCAAATGCTAGACGAAATCATGCGATGTATGGACGTATATTTACCTGCACCCCTAACCCATCAAGAAATCTGGGGGTGAAAGATGGTAACATCTTTAAGAAAAACTCTGTTAATTGCTGGAACATCTATCAAAGACAATCAGCAGCAATAATTTATATATACATATGTAAATTGTTGTTCAACGACTATCGAAAAGACGAATTAGTAAAAATATTCGGAACTGAGTAGAGTACAATATAAGCTATTGATATTGGAAAAACAGAGCTCCTTATTTTTTATAAGGATGATGATATAGTCTAAACTATATGGCGACATATAGAAGTTCTAATATGAACTGTATATAGAGTAGCGTCTATATATGAATGATATGGGAGATCTTGATACACAAGCTGGTATGCAGGCACAAGAACTACTTGATAGGACTGCTAAATGGACTGAGAAGATATATGACTATGACGAAGACGGATATAATAAATTCTTAGATGCACATGGTAAAGATTGTAATAAGATTCTTTATATCGAGTATTCATATATTCAGATAGGTAAAACTGAACAATGGTTGCAGACAATATCTGCTAAAATAGGTGATCCGTTAACTGTACGAAGAGAGATTCTTTTACAGAGATTACATGGTTCATCATTATCACCATACCCACAGGAAGATATCGAATATATTACATCGGTTAAACATGCGATAATTGATGAATTATGGTTATTAGATTACTATAAGTTTGATATATACACCAAACTTAATAAAAATATACCGTATATCGTTGGTATTGACTGTTCTACTGGTAGTGGCGGTGATAATAATGCAATAACTATTCTAAATCCATATACAGTTGAACCTGATGCAGAATTTGAATGTTCATATATTGGTGAAACTAAATTTGAAATGCTCATAAAGGAACTTGTTAGAGTTCTTCCAAGGTGTGTATTATGTATAGAGCGAAACTCTGTCGGTGATGGTATAATAGACCATTTATTACACTCCGAAATAAGCACTAGGTTATATTATGATAAAGCGTTAAACTATGTTGAAGATAGGGATAAGGCTAATAGCACAGTAACATCTATGTTGCAGAAGCAAGCATCTATTAAGACATATTATGGTGTATATACATCATCCAAGTCTAGAGATGATATGATTGCAATCTTATCAAGACATGTTAGCGAATATAAAGAGAAATTTAAAACTGAAAATATCATACGAGATTTATCAAGACTTGTTCGTAAACCAAATGGAAAGGTTGAGGCGGGTCCAGGTTTCCATGATGATAGTATCATGTCATATCTTATTGGATTATATGTATACTATCATGGAAATAATTTGTATATATTTGGAATCGATAAAGGTGCTCGAGACGATGAGCTTACTAATAACGGTTTGTATAATCATGAAGAATTTGCTGACCCTACATTAGTGAATACTGAAGTGATTAGAGCTAAAGAAGAAGAGAAAGAAAAAGAACAGATGGCAGCATCCGTCATGGATTGGGATAGTATGATGAAAACAGCAATAGCGAATGCTCAACGAGAATCATACACTATGCATAAAGCCGGAGTAGTTGACAATATCTTCAATGAAACACCTGAAGTTGTTGTTGATGATTATGGTGACGGATCAATCGACTTGGATTTTTTTGACAACTTAAATGGATTTTGATATATTAAATGAGTAGACTTGATAATCAAGTCTACTCATTTTATTTACTTATTTTAAAACATATAACCTATTTGTATCGAATTTACGATCTACAATGAAGCCATCATTGATATTTATATTTTCAATGAACCGACCAATGACCATATTATCGAGTATATTATTGTGTAAATTACACAATGTGAAATCTTCACCAACTCCATACCCAATCATTATATTAGGTCTTAGATTGCTCGACTCACTTACTATTTTGAATAATACCAAATTATCCAATGATTTACTATCATTGATAAATATTACCAAATTATCGGATGCAGATAATTTATTGTAATCTAAACTATCTATACCTATTGTAGTTCTCACGTTATCAGATAACGATGAAGTATATCTGGGGTTTCCCGCTGTTAATATTGATACAAACAGATTCAATGAATCACGGACTTTACTTGAAAAATTACACATATTAACCAAATCTATTTTAGATTTAGCCTTAGAGTTTATGTAATCATTATATACATTAAGTAGTGTATATGTTAAATACATACCAATATCAATATGTATAGTTTTTATACCATCGATACCACAATGTATATCATGTGTTGGTATTGCAAAGTTAACACCATTGCTATACAAGTATATTGCCCATAATGCATTATAGTTTAACTGATATGGTGTGTGTAGCTGTGGAACTGGGGAATTATATGAAAGCCCAAACATATTAACATTTATGACTTCCCTAAAGAAAAACCATATATTATTCCTACATTCACGCTGGACTTTTTCATGTAACTCATTTATTTCGTCCTTACTTTCAAGATTACTAAAATCAGATGGACTGAAATCTATTAATGATTCATCATCTAATCGTAACATAAAATCAGCGTTTTCTACATCCATATCTTGGAGATATCTCCACATCTGAATAAATGATTTATTCTTTGTGTATGTATTAATCATATTAATACCTCACTATTCTGTGTCG